TTAAACATATAGTGGCTTTGAATACATATACACAGCCGTTCTTAAGTTTAAAACATAATGACCAAAGAGTTATTATAGAACAGTTGCTTGGAATAACACTATTAAGTGAAAAATCTGATCAACTAAAAGAACAGTTGCGTATTAATAAAGAAATGATTACACAAGAAGAATATAAAATTAAAAGTGTTCAAGATGCTAATGAAAAAATTAGAGATCAAATAGATGCTTTAAAACGTAGAAGTAAGATGTGGTCTGATAAAAAAGATCAAGAAACAGTAGATTTACAACAAGCATTGGATTCTTTAACTCATGTTGATATTGAACAGGAACTTAAAGCACACAGTCTAAGAAAAGATTACAAAGATAAAAAAAGAGAAATAAAAGAATTAAATGATACATTAGAACGTTTACAATCTGAAACAAAACGTAATAACAAAAGTGTTGAAAAACTTGATAAAGAATTAAAATTATTAGAAGAACACAAATGTTATGCTTGTGGACAAGAACTACATGACAATAAACAAGAAGAAATATTAAAAGAAAAAAGAGAACTACTTAAAGAATCTACAGAAGTAATTGAAAACAACAATATAGAAGAACAAAACTTAATTACAAAAATTCAAGATATAGGAGAACTAGGAGAACAACCTACAGTATTTTATGAATCTTTAGATGATGCTTATAATCATAGAAGTAGTTTAGATAAACTAAAAAATGAATTAACTGTTCTTCAAAATCAATCAGATCCATATGCTGAACAAATTACAGAAATGGAGACATCGGGGATTGAAGAAGTTAAATACGATACGGTTAACGAACTTACTAGAGTAAAAGACCATCAAGAATTCTTGTTAAAACTTTTAACTAGTAAAGATTCGTTTATCCGTAAACGTATAATTGACCAAAATCTAGCATTCTTAAACAAGAGACTAGCATTTTATTTAGAACGTATTGGCTTACCTCATCAAGTTGTATTCCAAAATGATCTAACAGTAATAATTACTGAACTAGGCAGAGAATTAGATTTTGATAACCTAAGCAGAGGTGAACGTAACAGACTTATATTAAGTTTAAGTTGGGCATTCAGAGATGTTTGGGAAAACTTATATCAGCCTATTAACTTACTGTTCATTGATGAATTAGTTGATAGCGGTATGGATAGTTCAGGCGTAGAAAATAGCATGGCTATTCTTAAAAAAATCAGTAGAGAACGTAAAAAATCTGTGTGGCTTGTTTCTCACAGAGACGAACTCGCTGGTCGGGTAAATAATATTATGACCGTAATTAAAGAAAACGGATTCACAAGTTATAATACCGACGTAGACGTTGTATAGGAGAAAACATATGGCAACACATGAAGATATCGTAGCACAATACGAAACTTATCTCAAAGAGAGCGAAGCATTTGAAACTAAAGGTGTCAAAGCGGCGGCGGCTCGAGCCCGTAAGGCTTTAGGAGAGATGGGTAAATTATCAAAAGCTCGCCGTAAAGAGATCCAAGAGAAAAAGAACAGTATGTAAACTATGATCTCTATTACAAAATTATCTAATAATTTTGAATTAGTTGATCTCGTTAATGATACCCAGTTGAGTAAAGATGATTTAATTTGTCTTGCTTCTGGGTATCAGCAACTGTTTAAGGATAACAATCTAGTAAAAGGAGATAGAATTGGACTTGCTATGCAAGAAGATTCTCATCACCTTGCGGCTGTTTTTGCCGCCATGGATCTTGGATTAATAATTGTAATAAGTGGTGAACACGAAATTACAGATGAATATATTTCAAGACGCAATATAAAATGTATGATAACAAGGGGTAATCAACCTTGTACAATTCATGCTAAAAATGTTGTTCATGTAGATATAAAAGTTGAACAAAAAATAAACGGTAGCATAAAAGATTATGTTATTGACCATTCTAAAATTTTAGTAGAAGCATTAACAAGCGGAAGTACAGGATATCCAAAATGTATTTCCCATACTCATGATAGTATTGAATCAGCAACTAATGATAGCATAAAACACTATTGGCAAAATGCAGATACAAGTTGGTTCTTTCATAATATTGTCCATTTAGGTATAAGCAGTGTGTACTTTTTTCCTGCTATATTTAATAGTAAGAAAATGGTCATACCACCAAAAGTAAACGAGTACAATCAAGAACTACTAGACAAATATAAACCAAACATTATGTTAATGTTTCCTAGTCATATAAATGCTTATCCTCAACTTCCTTATGCAGATTTAAGTTTTGTAGACTATGTGCTAACAGGCGGAAGTACTATCTCTTATAATTTTGTTAAGAGACTATTTAGGCAAGGTGTTAAGAAAGTTGCAGTAATTTATGGACTTACAGAATGTTTGCCACCCATTGTACATAAAATAGTTACACCAGATAATGTAAATGAATATGATGAAAAAGACATGGGTCATATAATAGATCATACAGGAACATATGACATAAATGAAGAAGGAATATTAACAATTACAGGTAGTACGCATTTATGTAAAACAATAAATGACGAACCTGTTACAGAATTTGTTACAAATGATAAAGTAACTGCAACAAGTAAAGGCTTTACATTTGAACGTAGAGCAAATGATTTAATAAGAATAAACAATGCACTTGTAAATCCTAGTCAGATAATACCTGATTATTTAAAGGATTATATAGCAATTTTTAGTATATCACAAGAACAGGTTGTGATATGTATGAAACAAAAAAACTTACATTTAGACCCATTGATTCAGAAACTGGATGCAAATGGTATTATGTATGATAAACTAATTATGGACATTGAACTGAATGTCCTTGGAAAACCTAATATCAATAAATTAAGGGCAATCTATGATAACAAGAATAAGGGCTCATCTTAAAGAGGCTGGCAAAGGTTACTTTGCACACACCAAGTTTGCTATCCTGGCAGGCTTAGATTTGATACTAACTGGTATCATCAGCATTATACATGGCATTATTCCAACACTATTTCCTTTTTATGCGGAAAAAAAGATTGACAAGTACCATAAGAAGATATTAGAATTAGAGAAATTAAGACGCAAGAGTAAAAATGCCAAGCAAACAAAAAGCAAAAGGTAGTAATTGGGAAAGAGACGTTGCACGTTTCTTATCTGAATTATATCAAGAATCATTTATAAGAGCCCCTGGCTCAGGTGCTTATGTTGGTGGCACAAATACTGTTCGTAAAGAAGTATTACACGAAGGACAAGTTAGAGCATTTAAAGGAGATATTGTTCCTGGCTTATCTTTTCCAAAGTTTAATGCAGAATGTAAGTCTTATAAAGACTTTCCTTTTCATCAACTGTTAACATCTGATAAAGTTCGTATGCTGGAAGACTGGCTGGATCAATTATTAGATGCGGCTGATGATGGTGACTTCAACATCTTAATAATGAAGTTCAATAACAAAGGCAAATTTGTGGCTACAGAGGCACATAATAATCTAAACACAACTAGACAATTCAAATATATTTCCCCAAAACACAAAACATGGCATATTACAGGCTTCGACGACTTTTGGCAAACAAACGCAGAGCAAGTTAAAGTACTTTGCAAATAGGCATTTCAATTAGCACATAAGGTTGGTGGGCCGGTCATATTCCACTGTGGAAAAACTAGGATAGAACCTAGACACGAAACACGACAAGATAAACCCCCATGGGCGGATATTGTTGTAGTACGAATGCTAACGTATGACTTCACAAAACTCTTAAAAACTGTACAACTAGGAACGAGAGTACAGACTGCGAAAGCAGAGTCGGTGTAGGTAGGAAAAGGCCAGAGTCCATAGAGTTGTGATAAAATACCTACTTCTAGTTCTCGACTGGCGAACTCACATGATGTTCAAACTTTGAGAAGACGGGACCTTAAAAGTGGTTCCGTCTGACTGAACAATCTACATGATGCTAAACTATTTGTTTTAAATAAAATGTGATGAACGAAGTGATATCACAGATGTCTTTAGACATCTTACTAAACTAACGGTAATCCTGTCTTCTTTGTATTCTTGATATTCTCTTCGATTATTTCTGCTATGGCTTTTTGGTCTTTATTAGACAAGTGATATGCTTGATCCAAAGTGATCCCGCCTCGCATATACCATACGAGTCTTACTAATTCTTTTCTTATACTTTGGGCTTCCTTGTCGTAGTCGGTGACTAACTTCGCAACTTCTTCTGTGCTTAGACTCAGAAGCCTTATGCGAAAAAATTTGCGTTGTCAAACATAATAGGTGTCTCTAAATCTTTAGAACACTTATTACACTTCCCCTTAAATGGTTTAAAACTGTTTAGTTTTTTCTGCACATCTAAATGATCCTGAATAGCACTGAAAGTTTTTCTATCAATGTTTTGAATAAATTCAGCGATATGTCTTGGATCTTCTGTAGTGCCTTTTGGACTTTCAACTTTTTTAATTGTTTTTCCAATTATGTCTACAGTTAGACCTGTCAACTTTAAAAACGACTCTTGAAATAATTCACGTTTCTTTTCTTCATCAATTTTTTCATCATTTACTATTCTAAGAATTTTTGTTTCTTCAAATTGACGTAAACTTTCACTGTTTAGTTCTTTGTAAGTTAAAGGTCTAAAAGTTATATTCAAATCATCAACTTGTAGATGTTCTTCAAACTTCCATTCTCTTACTTGATCCATTAGATTAGTTAAATCTACAGTAAACTCATTTTTCTCTTGGCATTCTCCACAGCCAATAGTTATGTCCATATTTTCGCCATATGTTGCAATACGAACACCAATTAATAAAGGATCCATATCAATGCTTGGTATCTCCCAAGGATCATTGATTGCTGGTACACAACTTTTGATTACTTCCACGGTACTAGCACCGTTAAGTAATGCGTCAGGTGTTTTTAGTACCAACTCGTCCCTAGCAGTCATTGGAAATATTCCAACTTCTCCGTTAGGTGGCAAGTCTAAAATTCCTGGCTTGTAATAGTTTCCGCGACTTGGAAGTTCTACATAAACCTCCGGTTTACGGAAATACCCTACTAGTGGGTTATTTTGATTTTCCATGGTTTTTGACTCCGATAAATAAACATATACATCGAGTATATAATATTATTTATCTGGGTAGATTATGGCGGTTACAGTAGACATAGACAACAATACAGTTACACTAAATGACGTTGCCACGGAAGAAACGTTAAGACGTTTAGTTGCGGCAGTTGAGAAATCTGGTGGGTCTACTGGTGGTGTTGGCTTTATGCAAGAAGCCGCTAAAGAGTCTACAAAACAGACTAAAGCAGTAAAAGTAAGTACTATGCAGTTAAAAGGGCTTACTAAAAGTGCTGATGATTTAGCAGAAGAATTAGATGATGCGGCAGATAGTGCCGGTGGATTTGGCAATAAGTTATTAAGTTTTGCTGGAAAAATTGCCGATGCGGCTACTGATGTTATAAAATTTGCTGGCAATACTGCTGGTGCTGGTTTGAACATGAAGCAAGTTGGTGGTTTTGCAGAAGACATAGCAGGCAAGTTACCAATATTTGGCGGAGCCTTAGGTGCTGGCGCAGGTATAGTAATTGGACATACAGCCAATCTAGCAGATAGTTTTGACCAGTTAACAAGAACTGGTGCGGCTTTTAGTGGAAATTTATTTGATATTGAAAGGGCGGCGGCTAATAGTTATTTGTCATTGGAACAATTTGGCGGAATAATTAGAGAAAACTCTGCCAGTTTAGCAGTATTTGGTGGTACTGCGAAAATGGGTGTTCAAAGATTTGTAACATTAAATCAAGAATTACAAAGTACATCACGTGAAAGATTAAGATATTTAGGTATTAGTGCCGAAGAGAGTGCTGAGTTGCTTGGCGAATATATGACAATGCAACAACGTAATACTCAATTCCAAGGCATGAGTGTTAGACAACAAACACAAGCGGCGGCAAACTTCTCAGAAGAAATTACCAAACTTGCTACATTAACTGGACAAGATAGAAAAGCACTTGCTGAAAAAATGGCAAGAGACAAACAGTCATCACAGTCTGAATTAAAATTAGCAGGCATGGATGCCAAACAAGCAGATAATACAAGATTAGCATTAGGATTATTAGAAGATAAGTTTGGTAAAAACAGTGCAGTAATGGATGTTGTTAACAGTTCATTCTCAGGTACTGGAATGGCGGTTACTACTGCTGGTAAACAATTCCAAGCAACACCAGTAGGTCAAATTTTTGCTGATATTGGTAAGGATATGCAGAGTGGTGCAATTACACAAGAAGAAGCAATCAAAAGATTAAGCACTGCATACGACCAACAAAATGCTCAGTTTGGAGACATGACAAGTTTAGCACCTGTTAGTGAATATGTACAAACTCAAACAGATATTTTATTTGCATTAAAAGGTTTACAAAATACAGTAAATGCAACAACAGATGAACTTGGAAATGTTAAAATACCAACACCTGATATAAGTGATGTTACTAAAAATGTAAAAGATTCACAAATGCTAATTGAAGATGCAGGTAAAACTGTAAGACTTGGCATCAATACATTTACTGAAACGGCTGTTGAGCCAATGGCAGAAGCATTGTCGAAACTTAAATCAAAACTTGATAATTTTGATATTAGTGATCCTGCTACTGCTGATGCAATGAGTGATTTTAGAACAAATACAGTAGCGGCAAGTGGTGCGGCATCTGGTTTTGCAAAAGCGGCGGCTGAAGCGGCTAAAAGATTAGCGGCAATTGGAGCCAACGTTGGAGATGATATTGCTAAGGCAGGAGCCACAGTAGCCAGTACCGCAGGAGCAGGGTCTAAAGTTGCCGCAGGAGCAACAGGTATATTAAGTAAGTTTTTAGGCAAACTACCAGTCATAGGAGCATTAGTAACGGGCGGTATTACAGCCGCAGAAACAGGAAGTGTAGTAGAAGGTGCTGGTGCTGGTGCTGGTTCGTTCTTTGGTGGTATGGGTGGAGCCGCAGGTGGAGCCGCATTAGGAACATTGATTATGCCAGGTATTGGTACAGCCATTGGAGCCGCACTCGGTGGTATTCTTGGAAGTTTTAGTGGTGAAGCAGTTGGACAAGGTATTGCTTCAGGCGGTGAAAGATTTGGTACACTAGGAAAATTAAAGAACTTTTTAGGATTTGAGCAAGGCGGTGTAATTAGACAGCCAACATTAGGTATGATAGGAGAAGGTGGACAAGATGAAGCAGTTGTGCCACTACCAAATAACAGAAATATTCCTGTAGATATAGACCTATCTCCAATTACACAATTAACAAAAAGTGTTGAAAAACTTGTAGAACAAGGCAATATGCAACGTGATAACACAGAAGTTGTAAAAGAATTACAGAGATTAAACAAACAAACAGGAAAAGTAGTAACTCTTCAATCATAATGGTTGCAATAATACTATAAATATGTTATAGTTTAAAGATATAGGAAATCGAAATGAGCTGGAAAAAATATTTTAAAGTAGTAGATGCTAATAGTCTTACTGGAACTGTAGTTACACCAAGAGGATCAAAGCCTGACGTTGGTTTTAAAAACTATCAAAGTGCTTTACCTGAAGTGTATACAGGGCACCCAAATCGTATTGAACGTTATAGTCAGTATGAAACAATGGACAATGATTCAGAAATAAATGCGGCTTTAGATATTTTAGCAGAGTTTAGCACACAATCTAATACAGAAAATAGAACACCTTTTGATTTATTCTTTAAGCAACAACCTAGCGACACAGAAGTAACAGTTTTAAAAGAAGCATTACATAGTTGGGTTAATCTAAATGATTTTGACAAACGTATTTTTAAAATGTTTCGTAATACATTAAAGTATGGCGATCAAATATTTGTAAGAGATCCTGAAACTTTTCAATGGCATTGGGTAGATAATGCTGATATAGTAAAAGTTATTGTAAATGAAAGTAAAGGTAAAGAACCTGAGCAATATGTTTTAAAAAATTTAAATCCTAATTTTCAAAACTTAACTGCAACACAACCACAACATAGTGATATAAAATCAGGAATGGCATCAGGCGGTTCAACTTATGCATCAGGCTCAACACAAAGTAACATATATAATTTAAATACGCCACAATCAACAGGAACAAGATTTAGTAATTCACAAAACGAAATGGCAATTGATGCTAGTCATGTTGTTCATGTTAGTTTAACAGAAGGATTAGATCCTAATTGGCCCTTTGGTGTTAGTGTATTAGAAAGTGTATTTAAAGTATACAAACAAAAAGAATTATTAGAAGATGCTATTATTATTTACAGAGTACAAAGAGCACCAGAACGTAGAGTATTTTATATTGATGTAGGTAATATGCCAGCACATATGGCAATGGGCTATGTAAATAGAGTTAAAAACGAAATACACCAAAGAAGAATTCCAACCAAAGGTGGCGGTGGATCAAGTATGATGGATGCAACATATAATCCATTATCTATTAATGAAGATTATTTCTTCCCACAAACTGCTGAAGGTAGAGGTAGTAAAGTTGAAACATTACCAGGTGGAACTAACTTAGGTGAAATAGATGACTTAAAATACTTTACTAATAAGTTGTTTAGAGGATTGAGAATTCCAAGTTCTTATTTACCAACAGGTGCTGAAGATGGAACTGCCGTTGCTAGTGATGGTAGAGTAGGTACTGCATTAATTCAAGAATACAGATTTAATCAATACTGTAAACGTTTACAATCTACAGTGGCTACTACATTTGACCATGAATTTAAAATGTATTTAAATTGGAAAGGCTACAATTTAGATAGTGCTATGTTTGAGTTGCGTATGAACGAACCTCAAAACTTTGCGGCATATAGACAAGCAGAATTAGATAACCAAAGAGCAAGTTTATTTACAAGTTTATCACAAACACCTTACTTGAGCAAAAGATTTATGCTTAAACGTTTCTTAGGTATAAGTGAGGAAGAACTTGCAGAGAATGATAAATTATGGGCCGAAGAGAATGGCACAACACAAGCACAACAAACAGTTGGTGAAGATTTAAGAAGTGTTGGTGTTACTCCGGGCGGTCTTAATACAGATCTTGCAGGAGCAGATGTTCCTGAAGGTGGAGAAGACCTAGGCGGTGGTGATGAAGCCGCTGGTGCAGATGTCGATGCTGGTGCAGTAGATGACGCAGATATTGAATTATAAGGTAAATACGTTATCATGGACTTAAACGACATATTCAACAAAAACCGCTATTCAGTGGAAAATGACAAAAGTACTTTATTGGTAGGTGATACTCGTAAAGTTAAGTTGACTCTTGAGCAAATTAATAAACTTCGACGTATTAAAGAAGCAAAGAAGTTTGAAGAGTTTACTAAACTACAGAGTGTAAAAGCTCAGTACGGTAAAGCATCTGACGATAGTGGTGGATTATAGTAGCATATAACTACAATTTTTAGGTTGATACACTATATATCAACTCAAAATTGTCAAAAACTGCTAATATTTCACCTTTTGCTACCTTTTGTAGCATTTTTTTATTAAATACATATACCGATAACTATCCTAATAGGAGTATAAGAATGAGTGATAAATGGAAACAATTAGTTGACTTGATTGTCAACGAAGAAGAGCAAAAAGCAAGTGATTTGTTCCACGAAATCGTTATTGAAAACAGTCGCGAAATTTACGAAAATCTTATTTCTCAAGAAGATTTAGATGAAAAAGTAAGTGACGACGAAGTAAAAGATTTCGAAGCGGACATCAAAGCAGACGAAGAAGGTATTTCAGAAGAACCTAAAGAAGAAGAAGGCGATGATGACATGGAAGATGCTAGTGATGAACTAGAAGCAGAAATGGGCATGGAAGAGCCAAAACCTGAAGGTGATGAAGAAATCGAAGATCGTGTTGTTGATATTGAAGACAAACAAGGCGAACTAGATGACAAAATTGAAATGCTTCAAAAAGAATTCGAAGAACTATTAAACAAAGACGATTCAGAAATGCCAGGCGAAGAAGAAATGGCTGACGAAGCAGTAGAACCTACTACTGAAGAAGCAGTTGAAGAAACTTCAGAAGAGCCAGTAGAAGAAATGAAACATGACAAAAAAGACATGAAGAAAAAAGACATGGACAAAAAAGACATGAAGAAAGAGGCTACTGACGAAGGTATTTCAGAAGAAGATGAAAAAGAAGTTGCTGAGGACGAAGAGAAAGTTGACGAAAGTAAACTTGAAATGGCTCCAAAAGCAGACTTGGGTGACCATGCTGACGTTAAAACATCACCAGTTGCAAAACAACAAAGTGGTGGTATGAAAGTCGGTGGTAAAGAAGAGACAGGAAGACCTGCTCCGAAGGCTCAAGACATGGGCGGTACTACAAAGCCTGACATGAAAAAAGTATAATACTTTTTTTGTAAAAGGAGAATAATACATGGCTTCAGTTTATCTTAAAGAGCATCTTACATATGACCAAGCAAGAATGGTCACAGAAAGTACAAATGACGGAAAGGATTTATACCTTAAAGGAATTTGTATTCAAGGTGGTGTGAAAAATCACAACCAACGAGTTTACCCTGTGGACCAAATTTCTTCAGCAGTAAGTTCTCTTAACGAGCAAATAACTGAAGGGAACTCTGTATTAGGAGAAGTAGACCATCCAGACGATTTGAAGATTAACTTGGATCGAGTATGCCACATGATTAGTGAAATGTGGATGGATGGTCCTAATGGTTATGGTAAGTTAAAAATTCTCCCAACACCGATGGGTCAACTAGTACGAACAATGCTAGAAAGCGGTGTCAAATTGGGAGTTTCAAGTCGCGGAAGCGGCGAAGTCAATGACGCAACTGGAGAAGTTAGCGGATTCGAAATCGTCACAGTAGACGTAGTTGCACAACCAAGTGCGCCAAATGCCTACCCAACTGCTATATACGAAGGCTTATTGAACATGAGACATGGACATAAAGTAATCGGAATGGCGGCAGAGGCAAGAGACGACGCTCGTGTGCAAAAATTTTTAAAAGATGAGGTTGTTAACCTTATCAATGAACTTAAATTAAGGAGTTGACCAAAATGTTTGACGCACTCAAACCATTGCTAGATAGCGGTATAGTCAACGAGGAGACTAAAAACGAAATTCAAGAGGCTTGGAATTCCAAGTTAAAAGAAACTCGTGATGAGATCCGCGGTGAATTACGTGATGAATTTTCACGTCGCTATGAGCATGATAAAGAAACAATGGTTGAGAGTCTTGACAAAATGGTTAATGAGCAGTTAACAACAGAACTTTCTAAAATTGCTGAAGAACGCAAAGCACTAGAAGAAGATAGAGTCAAGTTCAACATCAAGATGAATGAACAGACTGATAAAGTTAAAAACTTTATGATATCTAAACTAGGCTCTGAGTTAAAAGAACTTAACGACGATCGTAAAGTTCAAGCAGAAACACTCGATAAGTTACAAAAGTTTGTTGTAAAAGCACTTTCTGAAGAGATCGCTGAATTCCATAAGGATAAACAAGCAGTTATCGAAACTAGAGTAAAACTAGTAAAAGAAGGTAAAGAGCAACTAACAAAACTTAAAGATAGATTCGTAGAAAGATCTAGTAAATTGGTCAAAGAATCAGTAGTTAAGAATCTTAACAACGAGTTAACTCAACTTAAAGAAGACATCGAACAAGCACGTCAGAATAACTTTGGACGTAAATTGTTCGAAACTTTTGCGGCAGAATTTGCAACTTCACATCTAAATGAAAATGAAGATATGAAGAATTTACAAAAAGAAGTAGCAGAAGTTAAGAAACAACTCGATGAATCAAATAAAGAAATCAACGAGAAGTCAACTTTAGTTGAAAGCAAAGATGCTGAAATTCGTAAAATAAACGATCGCATTGTCCGTGATCAAAAATTAAACGAAATGATGTCACCTCTAACTAAAGATCAACAAACAGTAATGCAGGATCTATTAGAAAATGTTATTACTGATAAGTTAGACGCAACATTTAACAAATATTTGCCAGCAGTTCTTAAAAACGATATTAAAGCAGAGTCAAAAGACAAAGTTTTAACAGAGTCAAAAGAAGTAACTGGTAATAAAACAGAAACCGCTAACGCCGAAGATGAGGGCAATATCATCGAAATTAAGCGTCTCGCGGGACTAAACTAAAAATAAGGAAACAGAAAAATGTCTGATATTTTAGCAGAAGGTCGTTGGGACAATACTAAAGAAGCCCTTTTAGATGGACTTCAAGGTAATCGTCGCAAGACTATGGGTGTAATCCTTGAAAACACAAAACGTCACTTAACAGAAGCGGCGACTAGTGGTGCAACAGCAGGTGGAAACATCGCCCAATTAAATAAAGTAATTTTACCCGTAATTAGACGTGTAATGCCAACAGTTATCGCAAACGAAATCGTTGGTGTACAGCCTATGCAGGGTCCAATTGCACAAATTCACACTTTGAGAGTGAAGTACAACTCAGCAAACACACTTGATTCAAGTGATGCAACTGGTGGTACAAATATACAAGCAACAACTAACGATGGTACTAACTTGGGTGCCGGCGATGAAGCATTAGGTCCAAAAGACATTGCCGCTGGTTATTCAGGTCAAGAATCTGCGGCTGGCGTTAAAAACGCAGGTCCAGTTGGTATGTTAGAAGGTAAAGCGGGTAACACATTATCTATCGAAATTCTACGTCAAACAGTAGAAGCGAAGACTAGAAAATTAAGTGCTCGTTGGACTTTTGAAGCGGCTCAAGACGCTCAATCACAACAAGGTATTGATGTAGAAGCAGAAATAATGGCGGCATTAGCTCAAGAAATTACGGCTGAAATCGACCAAGAAATTCTTGCTTCATTAAGAACATTAGCGGCGGCTGGTTCAACGGCTTTCGGTGCAAACACTGAAGCATATGACCAAGCGGCAGTTAGTGGTACTGCAACATACGTTGGTGATGAACACGCGGCATTGGCTGTAGCAATTAACAGAGTAGCAAACAAAGTAGCACAGAGAACAAGACGTGGCGCAGGTAACTTCGCAGTCGTTTCTCCAACTGCTTTAACAATGTTACAAAGTGCATCAACTTCAGCGTTCGCAAGAACA